TACCGATACGCCAGTATTAACTGTCATGTAACCCACGCTCATGCCGTTGCTGCCAACCGTGATGGTTCTATTTGCCGAGATTGTGTTTTCATTTTCCACAATTGGCGTTGCGCCGCCGCCAGACACTGTTGCCCAGACACCATCTCCACGCCAAAATGTGCTTGCGCTTGCAGATGTGCCAGAGTTTAAATTTGTAACGGGAAGATTGCCTGTCACGCCCGTAGATAACGGCAAACCCGTAGCATTGGTAAGCGTGCCAGAGGTTGGCGTGCCAAGAATGGGAGTAACCAAAGTCGGTGACGTTGATAAAACAGTATTACCAGTGCCCGTGCTTGTCGTGACTCCAGTGCCGCCATTTACTACTGGCAATGCAGTACCTGAATAGCTTATTGCAAGCGTACCCGATGTGGTAATTGGTGAACCGGAAATGCTAAAAACACTTGGCACTGTGGCAGCAACGCTGGTAACTGTGCCTGATCCGCTTGCCGTGGAATTTATAGTTTGATTAGGCCACGTACCAGATACCGTGACATTAGTGCCTGCCACAATGCTGGGCGTTGTTGTGCCTGTCCCGCCATTAACAACTGGTAATGTCCCAGTAACGCCAGTGCTAAGCGGCAATCCTGTAATATTGGTAGCCGTGCCGCTGACTGGTGTGCCTAGTGGCCCTCCGTTATCCAGCATCCGTACCCAAACCCCGCCGTGGGCAAAAAACATTGCTCCATCTGCATGACTATGCGCTAAAGCACCGTGCGATGTTGATGCTGCTGGAAACGCTGCTTGGTTGGCGTAATAAAACGGAATCATGCTCCCGACTTGCGGCGCTGTAATTGCACCATCATCGGCCACCGTTACCAAACTGTTTTGAATCAATTTTCCAGTTGTGGTATCAAACCTTGTAATTGCGTTGTCAGTTGCAGACGCTGGGCCAACAACATCGCCAGTACCGCTTGCGGTTGAATTAACAGTTTGATTAGGCCATGTCCCGCTGATGGTTACATTTGTGCCAGCCACGATGCTTGGGGTAGTCGTTCCGGTGCCGCCGTTGGCAATTGGTAGCGTGCCCGTGACGCCAGTAGTTAGCGGCAGTCCTGTAGTGTTAGTCAGCGTGCCGCTTGCCGGTGTCCCAAGTGCGCCGCCAGGTGCTAGATAGTCTGTCCCTGCGGTTGCTGCGCTGATCGCTGTGCCGTTGCCTTTTAGCACGCCTGTCACGCTCGTTGACAAAGTAATTGCAGGGGTTGATGTTGCTGTAGCAACCGTGCCAGCCAATCCATTAGCCGACACTACTGCAACAGATGTAACTGTGCCGCCTCCAACAGAGCCGTTTGCAGCCGCTGTAAGCCGTCCCTGGGCATCGACAGTGATGTTAGCTGCGGTGTAGCTGCCTGCGGTAACAGCAGTGTTTGCAAGGGCTACAGTGCCGCTTGTAGTGATTGGCCCACCTGTTAAGCCTGTGCCGGTTGACACGCTGGTAACTGTCCCGCTGCCGCTTGCTGTTGCATTTACAGTTTGGTTAGGCCAACTGCCTGATACGGTGACGTTTGTGCCGGCAACGATTGCAGGCGTTGCGGTGCCAGAGCCGCCGTTTGCTACCGGCAATATGCCAGTGACTGCTGTTGTTAAAGGCAATCCGGTTGCATTAGTCAATACCCCAGATGCCGGTGTACCAAGAGCCGGTGTCACTAAAGTCGGCGATGTATTTAAGACAACTGAGCCTGTGCCGGTACTGGTAGCCACGCCTGTGCCGCCTTGCGCTACCGCAATTTGGCCCGAGATCATTGCTGTCGTGACAACACCAGTAGAGCCTGTGCCGACAATATTGCCTGACGTTGCAGGCAAATTAAGCGTTACCGTTGTTGCAGTAGCTGGTCCGACTAAATCGGCAACGCCGCCGAGCGAAGATTCAAATGTAATTTTTCCCATGATGTCCTTACGGTCCGATAATCAATTGAGAAACCGTTAACGCACCCGTGGATGGGTTGTATTTTAATTTTGTGGATGATGCGTAGCCGGTTGTCAAATTGCCGCTTGTTGCATCAGCAAACAACGGATACCGCACGGCATTTGTCGTGGTGTCATTTGAGATCGTGGCATATTGAGTTGACGTAAATCCGCTTGGGTTAGTTGCTGCATAAGCGCCAAGAGCCGTCAAAGCCGCTGCCGCTGATGTTGCACCTGTGCCACCGTTAGCTATTGGCAAAGCCGTGCCAGAGTAGCTGATTGCAATGGTGCCCGATGTGGTAATTGGCGAGCCAGCAACTGATAAAAAAGATGGGACCGTAGCTGCAATGCTTGTAACCGTGCCGCCGCCGCCGCCGCTTGATGCTGCTGTGATTCGGCCTTGGGCATCTACAGTCAGATTTGTGGAGGTGTAGGTGCCAGCAGTCACTGCTGTATTTGCCAAAGCAACCGTACCGGATGTGGTTATAGGGCCACCTGACAAACCTGTGCCCGTGGCAATAGATGTAACAGTGCCTAAGCCGCCAGCCGTAACCCAATTTGTGTCGTAATCCACCGAACTCAATTTAGCCAACACCTGGCCTACCGTGCCACCGACAACTACGCCTGCGCCCGTGGCTCCCGTGGCTCCTGTTGCTCCAGTGGCCCCCGTTGCACCTGTGGCACCTGTAGCGCCTGCTGCACCCGTTGGGCCAGCCACGCCCCTGTCAACAGTGACGATTTGAGTTGTTGGCGGTGTTACAACTACGTTGATATTGTTGCCATCGGCAACGCTGACTGCAATATTTGCCATCAGTTAGTTACTCCATCTGATCGCACTAAAAACAGCAAGAAAATTATGCTGTCATCAGCAGGCGTAGTGCCAGATGCGGGAAAAGCTATTTTTAGTCTGCCACTAAAGCCTACGCAATTTGTAGCGTTGATATCAAGCTGCGTATCGTTTGATGCTACGCTCCAAGTTGACTCGTCAATCAGCAAAGTAAACGTCCCAGACGCATTGACACGATTGGAAATCGTTAAAGCAATTGGGCTAGGAGTTGTAACCGTGTAATCGGCAATGTCAAATGTTAAGCCGTTGCGGGTGTCAATAATGTTGGTGACTGATCGCCTCAAAATTGATGCATCAATTGTTGCCCCTGTCAAATTAACAGCAGTGCCAGCCGTATCAGTAAGAGCAAGGTTCCAGTAAGTTTTTTGGTTGTAAACCAACTCGCCAGCAATGATGCTGTTGGAAAAGCCGCTGACTTGCGCCAGGGTATTCTTGTTAAAGATTGCCAAGACTGATTCCCCTTCCTCGGGTAGTGACGCTCCCTGCTAACTCGCAGGGCTACGGTTCTTGTAATGTCATTCTACATCATCCGCACAAATAGATGCAAGCAATCAGGGCTGGAGTCGTTGCATCCAAAAATGTCATGGACTGCCGTGCCTTTGCTACCGTAATATTTCGCACAATGTTATCAGATTGTTTCATGCCAACACCTGCAACGGAACTTGTCACAATCAAATCGCCAGCGGCAATATTCCCCGACTCACCGCAAACATACACTTGGCCTTCGCCCACAGCGTTGGCTGCACAATAATTGTACAAATCTTTGTCAACGTCATATTCGGGGTACATCACGGTAATGCTTTTCATTTGTCCGTCAATCTCTATCCACTCCACTTTTTCAATAAAAGCGGCAGGTTGAGAGTTTGCCAACAAACCATTATTAACAACCATTATTCCCAAAGGCACTTGATTGGCAGACGAAGATATAGCTACTTCAAATAAAGTGTTGCTGATATTTTTAGCAATGATTAATTGAACATCACAAACAATGTAACCAAATGAAATACTTGCTGTAATTGGCACCAGCACATCGTGAGCGCCAGTAAATGGCCCGTAATTGGTGCCTGCTCCGTCAGCATAAAAATCATAAGCATTTGACGCACCAACGATTCCGCTGGTTACTGTGCCGCCGTTTGATGCGGTATTTACGCCACGAACAGCTTGATTGGTGCCCCCAGTTGTTCTTGCAATGCCGTAGACTCCAACACCCGTAGTTGTTGCTTCCCCGCAAACGCCAGTGGCAACGGTGCCATACCCATAAACTCCTGCGGCTGATGCGTAAGTGTTTGTGCCTGCTGTATTATTGCCATAAAGTGCGGGAACTATAGCTGAACTATTAGTTACTCCTGCCGCTGGAGAAACTGTATTGGTACTAATAACAGAAAGTTGTCCGGTTGTCCCGCCAAGTTCAACCGTTAGATTGTTTCCAGAATCATAAACTTGTAATTTGTTAGATGTGTAATTCATCAACACACGTTGCCCACTAGCGCTGGTTTGAATCAATGCCCCGGTAATTGTGCCTGCGGTAATAGTTCCGAGGTCGGCGCTAATTGCCGATAAATTGCCAACTTTTAAGTTTGACAAATAAGGTGTGTTCCAGATTGTTTGATTAGCAACGGGATAATAAATGCCATCACTTTGAAACATTGCTTGCGATGCGCCAGGGGTTTGCACGGCATACGAAAATGCGGTTGCAGACGTAGGCGAGAAACTGGTTGTGTTTGGCAAACCCGTTCCTGCAATGGTGACTGCCGAGCCTGTCACTGTTGGATTGCCGGCGTACAAAGCATAGCAAATCACTGCGCTATTGCCGGTGTTTCCAGTACTGCCTGTGGCACCTGTTGCTCCAGTTGCACCTGTGGCTCCGGTGGCACCGTTTTGCGCAATTGCCTGCACGCTAAAGCCGCTGGCCCATGATACGGTTGTTGTTGTTGTCCCGGCAGACGCTGAGATGCTGGTGCTGGCTTGCCAAAGGTAGGTGCCTGCCGTGCCAGGATTAGCAGGTATTGCCACTGCCCAGCCGTTGCCGCCTGTGTACGATGCGTTTGATGCGGTTGCCCATGTCCATGTGCTGTTGCCGCTTGGGTTGCCTGGCGTGCTGTTGTTCCACTGATACAAATACACAATTGCCGTTTGCGTGCCGACTGTGCCAGTGGGTGCCCAGACTAACCCGGAACTTGTGCCGCTGATTTGCGATTGCGAAATATCGTTTGCAGCAATAAATCCAAAATAATATGTTCCGGCGGGTAGGATTAAATTTAAAAATGTAAATGTTGTACTTGGCGTCAATGGTGTTGATGCCGAGGAAACAAACGTATCCAGCAGCGTCCACTGACTCGCAGTTGGCGATGAATACGTCGAATAAAACAATGTTAGTCTTGTCGTGCGTCCAATACTTGGTGTAGTAATTTGAATGTCAAATGACGGCACATTGTTTGTAGGGCGTGATGCACTAACAACTGGTGCGCTAAGTGCCGAAAAGAAACTAGCAGACGACAGATTGCTGTTAGGTGCTGGGCTGTATTGTGTGATTGCAACATCGTCATAAACGGCAGCGTTGTATTCTGACAATTCTAGGCTTGCGCCAAGATTGCCATCGGGTAGAGAAATCTCGCTGACTTTCATTGCCCTAAATAATTTTGCACTCCAGCCGTAGCTGGTGTTTGTGATAGATACCACATCGCCTGCGTCAATCTGTATTGCTGGATATGCTGCGTTAATGCTGACAATTAAATCCTCACGGGCCTGCTCTAGCACTCGGTTTGCCAGATAGCTAACTTGCACCGACTCATTAATTAATTCAAAATTGCAAGAAAATTTATTAATTGGCTCATTAGCATAAAGCAGATTGCTAGGTGTTTCTAAATAAACCAAATCCCGCTGATCTCTGTTTAACTTGCTTGGAAATTGCGCTTCAATTTGATTAATTGAATTTGTAATGTCCGTCAAGCTGACTTTGATTTCACCAATGATGTTAGTGTCGTCAAAAGCGTAAGATGTGCTTTCTGGTTTGTTGATGACAATTGACCATTTACCAGACGCTGCGTTATAAGCGTTCCACGAATCGCAGGCCAGCATAATTCGGTCAATGTTGGCGAGCACATTTTGCCCTGTGTCTAGGACGCCGTTAATGCGATACCTGGCTTGAGTTGCTGGGTTGCCGCTGCTGTTGGTAAAAGTAATCGTCTGATCGGCGTAGGTGTTAAGTGCTGTTGCTGATGCGCTGTCAATCAAACCAGCCACCATGCCGCCGCCGTACACTTCATTGCCCAAATAATCTGCCCACACATCGCCAGGTTTGGCTGCTCCTGTGCCATTTAAATTTTGAGTGACATTGAAGGTGATTGGTTGTAGATTTGTTGTGCCAGCGTCTTGGCTGTAAATCAATTTCACAATTGCAAAGGCCAGCCCGTTCATTTGCCTGGTGCCCGTCCACCGCTGCCCTGATGCAATGTCAGAGCCGCCCATAAAAGTGCTTGGCGCTGTGCCGGTTACGTTTGTCATTACACCTGCATCGGTGGCAATGTACAAATTGATAAAAAGAAATCCATTGATTTTGGTATCAACATTTCCAGCGCCATCTGTCAAACTGACAACTTTGGTTAAATCGCTGCCATCAAAAATAACCAAACGGTCGCCGTAATAAAACTGTGTGCGATCAAAACTAAATTGTCCATTGGGGCTAATGCTGCTGATTGCCAGCACGTAGTACATTGCTTTTTGATCTGTGGTTAAAACAGCATCTACAAATGTCCCGCCCATAAAGGCGCTGCCATACACAATTGGAATTGAATTGGTTGTATTAGGTGCTACTTGTTGTCTTACGCCCTGGTCAACCGGTTGGTTTGCTGTTGGGTCATTAGGGGCAAATACACGATTGACAATGTAGCTGACGGCAAAATTAACGGCAAAAGTGGCGGCTGCTGTTGCAAATGCTACGCTTGCTCCGGCTGCTGTTAATAAACTTGCTGTATAAGCAATAATAGTAGCAACCATTACTGCACCCTAAAGAATGTTGCTTGCATTGGGCTGTAGCCTCTTTTTGTGTAATCAATCCATGAGTTGTTAGCCATAACCGCAGTGACTGCTACATCAATGCGCCCATCGTCAATTAAATCTGTAGCCAAGCGATCAAATTCTTTCCACAATCTGCCGCCTACAGTCCCATTACGATGCTCGGGTTTTACCCACCAGGCCAGTTCGTGCAGTTCGTAGACTTCTGGACACCAGACGTTTGTGGTAATAAGCGCAGCAATAAACCCTCTTGATTCATTGTCAATCAGCACAAAGCCACGCCCTGCCATCATTTGTATCATTAGGTTGGCAACGTGCGCCTCATCATGTGCTGCTGCTGCTTGTAATGCTGGCACAGGCGTCTGAGTGCTGTAGTCCCGCATCATTTGTAGCAATGCAGGCATATCGTGTTTATTGGCTTCACGGATCATATGCTATCCCTCCCGCCCTCAACTACCGTTGTTTGCACATTTGAGGTATTGCTGCTAACGGTTGCAGATTGTGGTGGTTTGCCAAAGTCAAAATAAGTGGCAGCAATTACCGGGACACGATTCATGCTAGTGTCTGCTGGGTAGATAAAATTCCAAGCCTTGGGAGTTGTTTTAATGCCTTGTATGCGGTTTTCTAGGATAGTTCGAAAGCTAGCGCAGGTTATCCCAACCGTTGCAATGCGTGTCCGCAGTTGATCGTTAAAATCTTCGGTGATTGAGCAGTTGCTGACAATGCCTGTGTACCGTTTAAAAAATTGTTGGCTAGGGCTGATAATGATTTGGTTGTTGCTGTCTAAGAATCCACGCCAAACGTCAATATTGCTGCCCTTGATATTTGCGGCAAGCACTGTGGCGACATTGGTGCCATCTACGCCTGTGAGCGATATTGCTAGGTCGGCGCTGCTGGCTTTAATGTTTCTCTCGATTGCGCTGATTGATAACAAACTGCCTAAATTTGTAAACGTCATGCTGTTGACGGTAATCGCTGCGGCGGCATTACAAAAATAATAAGTTGTCGTGCTGGTGATAAGCCGTATAAATTCGGCTTGGATAATGGATGGGCTGCTCAGTGCAGCCATTGTGGTGGTCATCCTGTAATGTCCTCAATAAACACAAAATCTCCATCCCACTGCACAAATGCGCCGGATGTCATTGGGTTGAGCGTGTAAGTGGGGCATTGTGCCGCCAGCACATAAAACGTGCAGGCCGAGCCGACTGCCGTCAAAGCGTTGCCGATTGTGGGCGTGCCTATAATTGGTCTGTGCAGGTTAAATGTAATTGATGCGTTGCCAGGGTGCGGCGAGTTGCTGCCCAGCGGTACATCCGATGTTACTTTGTAGCTGTAAACTCCAATTTGGATAAAATCGCCAGCCTTAAATACTAATTGTGTTGATGTGCCATTTGGCAGATTGCCAAGAGTAATTTGAGTGCCATTGTTGCTGTATGCGCTTATCGTCATTGCTGCTACTTGCGCCTGCACCAAAGCACCTTGGTAGCTGGTAAACCAGTTTAAAAGGCTGCTGGCAAATGTGATTGTTTCGGGCAGTTGGCGGTCTTTGTTGTCAATGGCTTGAATAACGCCACGCACTTGCGGGTAGTACAAATATGCGTGCGGTTTAACGGTAAATGACCACGGCACAGACGTTAGGTATTCTGCCACTCGCACCTGGCCTGATCTGCTAACCTGCTGCCCAACGGTGCGCCGATTCTGCACGCTGATGCTTTGGCTTATTTCAAAGATGGTTTGAAAACTCATGTTCTGCCCCTGCCTAGCGATAAGTTTTTAGCGCCGTATGCGTTTGCTGCCCAGATTGCCTTGCTGCTGCCAAGTATGCGATCTTCAAACGATTTGGTGTCAATTGCCTGGATATTGTAGTTGGTGACATTTGTAGAGCCGCCCATCATAGCCATTGAATGGTTAGGCACAATTGCGCCTGCGCTGCGGGGAACAAACAATTCTGGCCCACGTTCGCCTACTATGTATGGGCTGTTACTTTCTACGGGACCACCTTCTGCTCTTACACCGGCTGGCATTGATGAGTATGTTGGGCCGCCTCCTGTCACTGTTGACACAAATGATTTTGCCAACATTGAAAACAAATTAGTTGCAGATGCTCGAAGTTGTATTGCCAACATATCTTTGATAATTGAACCGGCAAATTTATTAAAATCTAATTCCCCTTTTCTTACAAATTCCTCAAGGCCATTTGACATATTGCTCATCATAGAATCAAATGCTTTGCCGCCAGCTTCAAAACTGGTTTCCATGTCTTTACCAAACGTGTCCATGCGGAATAAGAAACCTTCCATCATGCCGCCTGATTTTTGATCTTTTAATATTTGCCGGCGTTCCTTGGCTAATGCAATTGTTAATTCTAGATTTCTATTTTCTAATGCGTAAGCTATTTCTTTTGCTCCTTCAGTTAATTTTTCATTGTTATAAATGCTTAAAACAACTTCATCATATTTATATTTTATTTGCAATAATTCTTTTTCTAATTGCACATCTTCATTTTTCATGTAACGAGATTTTTGATCTATTAAAAACAATTCTTGCGCCATTTCCAAATTAACCAATTGCGCTCTTGATTGTGCTGCAATATCGGTTATGACTTTTTGCCGTTCCCCTCTTCTAATTTCTTCTTTATTAAGTATTTCGTTTATTTCATTTTTTTGATCTAAGTTACGTTGCGCTTCTTCTTCTCTATATTTATCAGCACGCGCTTTTTTGTTTGCATAATATTCCGCATCAATTGCCCCTAATTTGTGCGTCAACTCTAAAGCATTTTTGCTTATAAATTGATTTTCTTCTTGTATGTTTTTTTGCTTATTTGCCAAAATTGCTTGCGCTGTTTTGCCTTTATATTCTTGTTCTATTTTGGATTCTTCGCTAAGAAAAGCAAATTGTAATTTGCCTTCGTCATCGTTATATTTTACAATTCCAGAAAATTGATTTTCTAATCTAAGTTTGTCTAGATCAAAGTCTTTTTTAATTTCTTCTTGTTTATATTTGTATTTTAATTCCGCTATTTTTTCAAGATAATTTTTGTCAATGCTTAACAATTTTTCTTTTAATATGTTGGCATTTACTGATTCAAATTTATTTTCTTCGGTAATGTTTTTTTGTTTTATTTCTAATCTTGCTTCGGCATACGCTTTGTTTTGTTCTTGCTTTATTTGATTAGCTTCTAACTCATAACTTTTTATAAGATTATTTGTCACGGCATATTGATTTGCTAATTTTGCTTTTTCTAATTCAAAATTCTTTGCTAAAACTTCTTTTGGGGTTTTTACTTCACGTTTTGCATCATCATCTGGCGTGACAATCCGAGGATCTTGAAAACCCGTCCCCATGCGTTGTGGTTTTGTTTCGTTGCCTAATAATTGCTGTTGAAATGCATCTAATTCTTCTCTAGCTTGTTTACGTTTTTTGTTATATTCTTTTACGTCTTGAGCAAACTTTTCAAAGCCTTTTGATAATTGCCCCGTCATTAAATACAGGGTTAAACTTTCTAAACTTTTTATTGCGTGTCCAATATCATCCGAGAAACCTTTAGTTATAAATGACAAATCTGACATTCCATGTGCAATTGTTTTAAAAACTGAACCAAAAACAACACCAAAAGCACTGGTTTCTGATGAAGCTGATTTCATGTAATCAGCAACAGCTTTTAATTGCGGCCCAATTGAGGTAAGAATTAACAGGGCAATATCTCTGCCAATACTCCTAAAAGTATCAAAAGCCTGTGCTGCATCTTTGATTGCTTGCTCTTGTTCTAATGTTGCTCCAGTTCCGTCTTTAAAACCATTGGCAAAATCAACCATGTCCACGCTTTTGGCAGATTTACCAAATACGTCAGCGGCCCGAGCGTTTCGGGTTAGTGAATCTTCCATGTCCGCTATTGCTTGTGTTGTTTTTTGCAACAACTGCTGCGTAGACATTTTGCCAATGTCTTGGAGGGATATGCCTAAATCGCTAAAAGTTTTTTGTCCTTCAAATGATCCTTTTGCAGCCTTGTCTACAAAGTCTGTAAAACTGGCAATCATCTTTCCAGCGTTTTCACCTTTGCCGCCAGAATTTTCTAAGGCATTGGTTAATTTAATGATCGAGTCAATTGCAATGTCATTGGCTGCTGCTACATCAGCAATTTCATCCGCATACGCAATTGCTTTAAAAGTTGCTGCAACAAAGGCAGCAGTTAATACTGCCACAGCATTTTTAGCCACGCCAATTGCTGCTGCGCCAAAGTTATCTAATTTTCTAGACGCAGCGTCAATCCCAGTGACAAATTCTGCGCTGTTTAGGCCAAGGGCTACACCGAGCCGAGCAATGTTAGCCATGATTAAATTTCTCCGAATTGAAACCTGGTGCCTGCACCATGAACGATAACAAGCTGTCATTGGCCTGCGCTGCAAGCTGTTCTTTGCTGGCTGGAGGGTACAGGTAGTCATGCACAGCGCCAAGCGTGCCTGCAAGCCTGTACGGGGCTGCGTGAGGCGGTCTAATGTAGTTAAAGACGCCCGTTGTCAATACCGCAAGCTGCGCCAGCAGGCCATGATTGCCTAGCACGCCATCAGCGTACATCGTTTGGATTTGCAGCATGGTGATTTGGTCAAGGGCAGCAATTGAATCTGATGTATGCCCATTGAAGATCATCGCTGCGGCGACTTGTTCCCTCAATGAGCCAATTAGTTTCCCCGTGTCTCCTTGTAGCCTGGGCTAACAACTTCACTGATCTTTTCCACTAACGCAAGCTGGACGCTCAAAGGCCATTCCATTTCAATCTCAGCGTAGGTAATGTCGTCCAGAGTGT